CAAGGAATCTTACTCGAACTACTCAGCGAAAACGCTATTAGTAGTGGTTTTTGGGATATTAGCGCCACTAGGTGGGACAGTCTACGTAGGCATAACGACCTACAACCGAGTTATAGCGGCGACTGAAGCCATTGAAGCTAACAAGCCCTACGACGACGTTGAGTTAAAAGCCGAAGTAAACGCACTTAAGGTTCAACTGTCAGCACAACAAGCTTCAGTAAACGTAGTTAAAGACTCAATGGTGCAAACATCTAACCAATTAGTATCAATGCAAGAGAAGGTGTCTAACGCTATAGGCACAGCTAACGAGGCTAAAGCTATCACTAACGGTAACGTGCGTGAGACTGCAGCGTCTTTGATGGGCGTACGCGAAGAAATGAAAGCGACACGCGAAGGTATTGAATCACAACTTAAAGCACTAAAACGTGCTACCAGCAACCCACTAGGAAATTAATTATGTTATCTATTATCTCAGGTTTATTAGGTATCGGGTCTTCTGCCCTACCAAGTATCTTAGGCTTCTTCCAACAAAAGGGAGACCAAAAGCACGAAATGGCTATGGCCAGGCTACAAACAGAACGCGAAGCTGCTATGGCTGCAGCAGGATTTGCATCACAAGAAAAGATTGAAGCTATCAAGTTAGATGGTATAGAGATGCAGACTTACACCCAAGAACGAGAAGCGTTATATGCGCATGACATGAAAATCATGGACAAGGCTTCTCAAGCTACCGTAGACCTAAACGCAAAAGTACGTCCTATAATAGCGTTTACTTTTGTTGGCTTGCTTGTATTAGTAGACCTTGTTGGCTTAGGCTGGGCAATATATACTGGTGTTGAGTTTACGACGGCAATGAGCTTAGTCTTTTCTGATGATGAAATGGCAATTGTAAGTAGCATAATTGGCTTCTACTTTGGTTCTCGTCAATGGGAAAAGCACCGTGAAGGCAAGTAAAGAACTATTTAAAATGCTTAAACACCACGAGGGCGTTCGGTACAAACCGTATCAATGCCCTGCAAAACTTTGGACGATAGGCGTCGGGAGTGTGCTGTATCCAGAACAAGCAAAAATACCGTCAAGTATAGATGGTATGGAAAGGCGCAAGGCGTGGCCTGTTAAACCAGAAGACAATCGTAGATGGAGTGAGGAAGAAGTTGACAAGTTATTGGCTAAGGATGTCGCACGATTTGAACGAGGGCTTGCCCGTTATTTACCTATACGACTTTCACAGAATGAATACGATGCTATTCTTAGCTTTTGCTTTAATCTTGGTCTTGGTACATTTCAGCGGTCAACCCTCCGTCAAGCGCTTTTACGCGGGGATAAAGTCATGGCTATGCAAAGTCTTCTCAAGTATAATAAAGCCGGTGGTAAGGTCTTGAAAGGACTAGATATACGCCGCAAAGACGAAGCAGCACTGTTTAGGAAAGAATAACATGCCATTATCCAAACTTGTATTTAAACCAGGGATTAACAAAGACCAGACTAACTACGCCTCTGAGGGTGGTTGGGCGGATATGGATAAGGTTCGCTTTCGTTCAGGCTACCCTGAAAAGATTGGCGGCTGGTTAGTACAGACGTTCCAACAATATGCTGGCGAAGCACGGCTATTATTTCCTTGGGGCTTAACTACAGGTGCATCAATATTATGCGTAGGCACAAACGAAAAAATATACGTCACACTAGGCACTACGCTATATGATATCACTCCGATTCGGGATACCTACACAACATCTACAACCCCATCAACAGACAATTGCTTTGATACAACTAACGGCTCTACTACAGTATTAGTTACGCTTGCTTCTCACGGCGCTGACGAAGGCGCGTATGTTACGTTTAGTGGCGCAGCTGATGTGGGTGGAGTGCTAGCCGCAGAATTAAACCTAGAGTTTAAGATTAGTAATGTTACAACAAATACCTTTGAAATTACGGTAGCAACAGCAGCGACGTCAACAGTAGCAGCGGGCGGCGGCACTGCCATAACAGCAGCGTTCCAAATCAATATTGGTTACTCAATGGTCACAGCTGGTTATGGTTGGGGTACGGGAACTTGGGGTCGCGGTACTTGGGGGTCAAGCTCAACAGTACCTGTATTTAACGATGCCCGACTATATTCTGCGGACAATTTTAATGACGATTTGATAATTAGCGTATCCAATGGATACGTATACTACTGGGCGTACGACTCTAACTTTAATACCCGCGCAGTTTTAATGTCATCCCTAGGCGGAGCAGTTGCGGTACCGCAACAAGTAGGTACCCTAATATTTGCACCATCAGGGCATTTAATTGCGCTTAGCTGTACGGAATACGATGCTGGTGCCGCTTCTCCTGATTACTTAGGCGCTCTTAACCAGTTATTAATTCGATGGGCAAATGTATCTCCGGATACTGGACCAGACCCAACAAATTGGAAACCAGAGTTAACTAATACTGCTGGATTTTTGTACTTGCAATCTGGGACAAGTATTATTACTGCATTCCACGCTAAACAAGAAACGCTAGTTTGGACAGATATCTCGCTATCATCAATGCAATTCTTAGGCACTGCAGAGGTATTTGGCGTTCAAGAAGTCGCTAATGGTATATCAATTATAGGTGGCAATGCTATTGCTTCGGCTAACAACGTTATCTATTGGATGGGCAACGATAAGTTCTATACCTATAACGGACGGGTTGATACGCTACCTTGCACTATAAGACAGTTTGTATTTGAGAATATTAACCGCCAGCAAGGGCAGATATTCTTTGCAGGTACTAATAACCAGTTTAATGAGATTATATGGTTTTACTGCACGGCTAACGCAGTCGAAATTGACAGGTACGTTATATATAACTATGCAGACAACATTTGGTACTATGGCAATATTAATCGAACCGCTTGGGTTGATGCTGGTGTGTTTAATTTCCCCCTTGCCGCACATGATGGCTGGGTTTACACACATGAATCAGGTAATAACGACGGGCAACCGCTAGGTGCACCCCCTGTAGGCATGGACTCGTTTATTCAATCGGCTGACGTTGATATTGAAGACGGTGATAAGTTTATGTTAGTTCGTCGGGTTATTCCAGATATTAACTTTACAAGCTCAGAAACTACTAACCCAGTAACTGGCGCACCTATAACCCCTGAAGCCACTGTTACTGTTGGAGTACGGAACTTCCCTGGAGCTGCAAGTTCAGACATAAACGCATCGGGTGTAGCAACTGATAGGCCGGTTATCACCACCACCGCTACGGTTAACCAATATACAAACCAAGTATTTATTAGGGCTCGTGGTCGTCAGATGAACTTTAGGATTGAGTCTAGTGGCGTTGGTACGCAGTGGCAGTTGGGTATGCCTAGAGTTGATGCACGCCCAGATGGAACAAGGGGATAAGAATGGCATTAAAATCATTTGCTCCACCTAACTTTCCATTACCCCCAACTGAATACTCCCCACAGTATTTTGACCAGCTAGTGCGTTCATTAAACTCGTATTTTAGGCAATTAGGCTCGACAACTCCCATCGTTGTTGATAGTATTACACTAAATGATTTACCAACCAGCGCAACAGGTTTGCCCGTCGGAAGTGTTTGGAACGATGCCGGCACTTTAAAGATAGTTACTTAAGGATTTATTATGGCAACACGACAAATAGCACAAGGCTTAGCGGGATTAGGTCGTTATGGCGACTCAATGTTAATGCATGTCTCACCCGCCGAAGTTGCGGGGATTCAACATCTAGGCAAAATGCATGGTGTATCACTAACAACAAACCCACATACGGGGCTACCAGAAGCGTTTAGCTTCGGTAACTTCCTTAAAACAATGGCCCCTACGATTGCGGGGGTTATTGCGGCTCCTGCAACGGGGGGGATGTCATTGGCGCCTCTATTAGCGGGCGCGGCTACGGGCGCAGGTATTGCTGCAGCTAGTGGAGATAATATCCTTACTGGCGGGTTAATGGGTGGGTTAGGTGGTTATGGTGGTGGACAACTAGGTGCTGGCTTATCAGGAATGGGCGCCGCTGCGCCAACAGCACAAGGGGTGGGGACTACAACTCTAAATGCCGCACCAGGAGTTGTTGGGGAAACAGTGGCGTCAGCAACACCAGACTTAGTAGCAGCAGCTACTCCGGAAATAACTAATCAAACAGCAGCAAACATCGCACAGTATGGGGCTATGGATGGCGGGATGGCTGCCCACCCAACATTTGAAAGTATGGGTCAAGGACTTCGCAACATAGGTCAAGAAGGTAGTTTTGATGCATTTAAAGCAGGTATGGGTGGTACTGGTGCTCCGGTATCTGATGCCCGTGCATTAATGGGTGTTGGTATGCCACTAGGCGCATCATATCTAGCAGGTAACATGCCTACGATGGAACAACCTGATAAAGATAAAGATAAGTATGACCCTAACAAATCACTAAATCTCAGTGGTGATACGGGGCTACGTTTAGCTGGTGGTGGGATTACAAATCTATATAGTAGCCCAGACGGTACAGCTGCACAAAACACGCTTAACGAAAATTATGGGTTAGGTCGTTTAAATGACTTATCTAATGCAGGGGCTATGGAACAAGCTAAGTTTAATAGTAACGGCTATTCAGCACCAGCGCAACAGCCATACGGCGGGGCACAATATAACCCACCAACAATGAACCAGCAAGCTATGCAAATGAATCAACAGCCGCAAATGGGCCAAGTGCAACAGATGGGTGGGTTCGGTGGGTTTAATTCAATGGGGCCACAAAATGCATTCACCCCGCAGCCTAGATTTGCAAAGGGTGGGCTTGCTGATGGTGGGTTTGTAGTACCAGCTGATGTTGTTAGTCACTTAGGTAATGGTAGTACAGATGCAGGACTAAAACACCTGCACAGAAGCATGGGGGCTAAAGCTATTCGTGGGGCAGGTGATGGTATGTCTGACTCAATTAAAACGACGATTGAAGGCAGGCAACCAGCGCGTATTGCTGATGGTGAAGCGTATATTCCACCTGAAGTAGTTAAACAACGTGGTGGCGCTAAGAACTTATACAACATGATGAACAAAGTACGTAAGTCACGTACAGGTACTACTAAGCAAGGTAAGCAGATTAACCCAAATAAATACACGCCATGAAAGAGCTACAGGTAGTTCCAACTGCCTATATCCAGCAAGTTTGGGCAACGGTTGAAAAGTATTTAGCTGATGGGCTTGTTCAGTCTGGTGGAGAGTATAATGTAGACCAGTTAAAGGTCTTCTTAACTCAAGGGTCACAAGTATTATTGATTGTAACGAATGCAGATAAGATTATTGGTGCATTCTCGATTGTGTTTGAAAACTATCCTAATGATAGGATTGCATTTATTACCTCTGTTGGTGGTCGGATGATAGCTGATAAAGCATTATGGCCCAAGTTTGAAGACTGGTGCCGTAGTCAAGGCGCTACCAAAATTAGAGGTGCAGCATTTGAATCAGTCGCGGAATTATGGCGCAGACAATTTGACGTACAAACGAGATACGTCATAGTGGAGAAGAGTTTATGAGATACAACCATTTAGATATGTTGCCTGAAAAGGCGTTCCAACCAGTCGGTAAACGCATGACACTTGAGGGTGGCGGTGGTGGAAGCCAGACTAGCACAGGTACAACATACTCGACTACTTTGCCTGAGTACGCTAAGCCGTATTACGAAGAGTTATTAAAACAATCTGGTAAAGAAACATTTAAAACGGATGGCTCAGGTACTGTAACTGGCATTAGAGATTTTACCCCGTACACGGGTGAGCGCGTTGCAGGTTTTACTCCCGGACAAACTAACATACAAAACCAATATGCAGGGTTAACCACACCGACTGGATTTACTAATGCAGCTGCGGGTACTGCATACGGCAAAAATCTAGGGTATGGTGCGGCTGGTGCTGGATTAGGGCAAGCGTTATCGTATCAACCTACTAATTACAACGCCCAACAAGTAGGGTCACAAGTATTTGGACAAGGTGCGGCAGACTACTACTCAAACCCATACACTCAAAACGTAACTAACACCGCCTTACGTGAAGCATTGCAAAAAGGTTCGATGGATAAGAACGCATTAATGAGTGGTTCAATTAGTCGTGGTACCTTTGGTGGAGCTAGAAACGCTTTATTGCAAGCAGAACAAAACCGTGGGTTAAACCAACAGCTTGGTGATATCCAGTACAAAGGTGCTGCGGATGCATACACCAACGCACAAGCGCAGTTCCAAGCCGACCAACAGCGTCGTATGCAAGCTGACTTAGCTAACCAACAAACAGGGCTAGCAGCTAATGCCCAAAATGTACAAGGGCAACAATACGCTGCTGGATTAGGTAAAGATATAGGACTTGCTGGATTAACTGCGGGCTTAGATGCATCTAAAACAGAGGGTGCAATTGCAGCAACTGAACAAACAGCTAACCTTGAAAGACTTAAAGCACAATCAACTAGTGCTAGTGAACAACAAGCGTACCAACAAAAAATTGATGACCTTAAGTATCAACAAGCAATGGAAGCACAAGACTACCAGAAAAAACAACTTGAGTTCTATAGCAATATATTACGCGGTAATGCAGGTGCATTAGGCTCAACTCAAGTAAACTACGTACCCCAAGCTTCCCCATTATCGCAGGTTGCCGGTGCAGGTCTAGCAGGCTTAAGTGCCTACAACTTAATGAAATAGGATTAAATTATGAACTTAATTAGCCAAATAGCTAAACTACCTCATTTAAGCGACGACCAACTTAAGTCCTATATTTCAGATAAGGGTAACCCGCTTAGCCCATTTGCGTTAGCAACACTGCAAAGCAAGGCTATTGCACGTAAGAAATTTGGCGCACCTGAAGCCCCTAAACAAACTGTTGCTGACCAAGTAGAAGCTGAAGCAGATGCCCCATTAGGCGCAGGTATTGCTGGGTTACAACCACAAGGCGCACCGGCCCAAATGCCACCTCCACAAGGCGCACAAATGCCACCCCCACCAATGCCTATGCAACAGCCTCCAATGCCTCAAGGTATGGCAGGTGGTGGTATGGTTGCATTTGACGAAGGTGGTGTAGCTTCACTTCCATTACGTGATGATATGTACAACGAAGATAGCTTTGCTCATGGTGGTATCGTTGGGTACGCTAGTAAAGGTAGTGTTGAGGCAGAAGAAGAGGCAAAAGCGGATAGACGTGCATTAATTAGAGGAACTTCTGCTTTAGGGGATGTAATTCAATTACCCGCGGCTGGGCTGATGAATCTTGGCTCAATAGGACTTGAAAATGTCGTTAATATTGGTGGTCGGCTAGTTAATGCCGTAACCGGTGAACCCGTATTGCCGACAGATTATGAAGGTCCTAGATGGAGCAATACCCCTTTCACTGATAAATTTTTGGGTGACGATGGACGAAGTGGTCCTTCACCAACAGGCAGCGTAGCCAATGCATCCGCACAGACTGGAAATGTACCTAATAATGGTTTTGCAGAACGACAAAAAGAATACTTTAAAAATTATAAAGGAAGCTATGCATCACCCGATGCGGCTGTGGATACTCCAAAAGTAGACCCCGCAAAATCAGTTAATCCAATGAAAGAGTTACTAGCTGCACAAGCTAGTTCAGCATCACCCTACACAATTGAAAAAGCAGATATAGAAAAGATTAAAGTCCCAACCGCGTTTGATAGAACTGCGTACAATCAAGAACGTAGACAAGCAATGATAGATGCTGGTGTTGACCCCGAATTCTATGACAAACAAGCTGCTAAAAACGAAACAGAACGTGAAGCACTTAAAGGTGAAAGAACCGATGCGGGTTGGACTGCGGCATTACGTGCGGGTTTAGGCATGATGGGTGGTAAGTCACAAAATCCTTGGGCAAATATCGCTGAAGGTGCAACGGCTGGATTAACTCAATATGGTACTGACATTAAAGACATCAAATCCGAAGAGAAATTACTTCGTGCCGCCGATGATAAACTTGCCGAAGCCCAATATCTACAAGGTCGTGGTGACGCTGAAGGCGCACTAAAAGCAATGAAAGACCGTGAAACCCTTATAGCTAGTGTAGACGCAATGAACGTGCAGGCTAGAAATGTTAACGAGACTGCGTTTGCTGGTGATACGAATAAAATGCGCGGTGATGTGTTTAAAAACGAGCAAGAGAATAAAAGGCTTGCAATTCAACAAGCGGGTGAGACTGCGCGTTCACAAAACCAAATTGCTGCAACTGAACGTGCGACAAAAGCTACGCAAGAATTAAACCTTACATATAAGCAACAAGAGTCGTATAATAAAGCTATTGATAATACTAATGCGGCGTTAACCCTTCAGTATGGCGCAGGGTTTGGTGCTACGCTACCTGCAGAGGAATATAGTAGAATATATTTTACTGAGCTAAAAAATCAACAAGCTCAGTTAGGGTTAAAACCATTAGTGCCTAGCGCATCTATTTCAGGACTGCCAGAAGGAGCTACATACAAAGGCTCGAGACCGGCTAAGTAACGTATAAAGGGTTTGTATGGCAAAAAACATGCTTTATGATTTTGAAGCTAATGGACGTATTTATACATTTGAAGGTCCAGAAGGGCTTGACCCAACTGCGTTTTCTTCAGCATTACAGCAACAAATTGCAATTGACAACGCACCAAAAACAGGTGGTATGGGTGAAGCCTTTAAAGGTACGGCTAAACGCATGCTATCTTCTGGTAGAACCGCACTTGAGTCTGTAATTGACCCTGATAAAGCAGCAGTTGCTGGGCTTGAACGCCAAAAGGCCATTACTGAATTACCCGGTGGTAGCTTAGCTGAAGTCCAACGTGTCATAGAAACCGAAGGGCTACCAGCAGGTATTTGGGAAGGCATTAAACAAGCACCAGCTGTTATCTCTGGGCAAATACCCCAACTAGGTGGAATGTTTGCTGCAGGAACTGCCGCTGCCGCCGTAACCCCTCCAGTACTACCAATTGTTGGGCCATTCGCTAAACCTATTGCAGGTGTATTAGGTGGCCTAGCGTCATTAGCTATTCCTCAAACCGGTACGAATATCGAGCGACAAGCTCAAGTACAACAAGAAGCTGGACTACCAGTAGATGTTAGTATGGCAAAAGCAGTCCCTGCAGCAATAGGTTCCGCAGCATTAGACCAAGTTGCATTGTTAGCGGGTGGACTAGGTAAAGTACTGGGCATTGGTGTTAAAGAACTTGGCACTGTAGCTGCAGAAAGAATTGCTAAAGAATCGCTATTAAAAGCTAGCACTAAAGGCGTTGGTAAGACAGCCCTAGCCGAAATGCCAACCGAAGTATCTCAACAAATGCTTGAACGTGCACAAGCAGGCTTACCATTAACTACACCAGACGCAATACAAGAATACGCTGACGCTGCGTATCAAGCACTGTTAATGTCACCACTAGGCGGGTTAGGTGGAGTAAGTTCACGCAGCCAAGCCAAAGGCCAAGTAGCTGCAGCCCAAGCACTTAAAGACCAAGCAGCTGCTGATAAAACCTATGCAATAGAACAAGCTAAAGGGTTTAGAGACCAAGCGCGTGAAGACCGTGCAGGTACACAGGCCGTTCAAGCAGAGATTGCAAGACAAGCTACCGAGACTAAACAGCAGGCAGTGGATGTGCTACAACAAGTAGCTGCTAAGAAACAAGCTGAAGCAGGTATCCCCGCAGTTAACGACTTAATGCAAACAAAAGAAGGCGCATCGCAACTTCTATCAGACAAGGGATTGTTTGAGTATCACTTCCCCAAAACACAATATACCGCAGACGATATCAAACAACTTAAAAACGATATCCGTGCTCGCCGCAACACACTACCGTCACAAGAGTCTATTGCACGGGCTACTACACAGGCTGAGTTAGAGCAAACATTCGCGGTTGACCCGAACACAATTACCCCCGAACTAATAGATATGTGGGGTATAACTAAGGGTAACAAAAAACTACGCAATAAATTGTTAGCTGTGAGCGACTTAACTGTTCCTGATAACAAAGTTAAAGCAACTGAATTACTAGAAGATTACAAACAAACTGCATCAGCAAAACAACTTAGCGCTGCTGAAACGGCTACGCAACATATTGCGAACCTAGAACCAGTGTCTGTGGAGGCCCCAAATGTTGGACTTAACGAGCGAACAAATAGAGCAAGCGTTCCAGTTCTTGATGAACGGGGACAAGTATCCCCCGCTGGAATTGCAGGAGTTGAGCCAGCTACACTGGGCGATGTTGGAGACAGCACTGGACTTCTTACTGATGGAACAGAGCAGCAGCCAGCTGCATTAGTAGAAGAATCACCTGCGGCAGTGCAGGCACGTGTCCAAGCCCGTATCCTTGAGAAACGTCAGGCAGAAGCAGCAGCACGTGCAGAAGAAAAGGCAGCTAATTTAGCAGCAGTGCAGGCAGAACAAAAAGTAGCTAGGGGTAAAATAATTGCCCCAACAGCCGCCCCAGAAATCGCGCCAGATATCCAACAAGATGTCGCCGAAACACAGGCACGTGAGGCAGAGTTAAGCCCATTAGCTGACACTGAGTCAACACTGATTGAACCATACGCACCAACAGACGAGAATATCCTTGCGTCAGCGGCAGGCAAAAAGAAAGCGCGTAAACCAAAATACGCAATGCCAGAACGTATTGAGCCTAGTGATACTTCAGCATCTGTTGAAGCTATTCAAACGGAATTAAACACCCTATTTACCCCACAACAACTCAAAGCACGTCCACCTGTTGTCGTTGATACGGTTGAAGAGTTACCTGCAAACTTGCAAGCTGAAGCTACTGAAGCCGATGCCGCTGCGTTCGTAGACCCAACTACTAAACAAGAATACTACGTTGCTAGTAAGATACCTAGCAATGACATTCGCGGTAAAATTCAGCATGAACGTGGTGCGCACGTTGGGCTAACCAAGCTAATCGGTAAAGACAGAGTTAATGCGCTTGCTAACCGTGTGCTTACATGGGCTACCGAAGTGGGTGGTAAAAAGATAGAGCATGTCATTGCTAGAGAGGCGCATGAGAAAGCCCTCATGTCAGAGGAAGAAGAAGGGTCTGAACGCTACAACCAAGAAGTGATTGCGTACTTTACAGAGATTGCTGTTAATCGCTATGGTATTGACCCACTAAAAACACAGCCTAAAGAGTTTGCAAAAGTTGCCGGTTGGTTGAAAGAACTATGGAACGGCATACTAGCTACGATTAAAAAACTGCATTACGACCCAAGCAAACTAACTACTAAAGAAATCGTAGACCTTGTATACGGTGCAGCACGTATTGCAAACAAAGCAGAACCAAGCGCGGTAGGTGTGCAGGCTGGAGCGACACCAGCATTATCGGATAATGATTTAACAATACTAGTCGGGTTATTGCAATCTCCCACCCCACATGAATCAAAAGAATCTACGGGTCCTGAAACTAGCACTAAGATACAGTCATCATCAGCTTCTAGTATGATGCATGACCTAGGGTTCAAAAATGACCCTATTAAACGTGCGTTTATAAATCAGTTTTATAATGAGATTAAACAATTCGGATATACCGCTAAAGCAGTTACAAGGTTTATTGAGAGTGTTGGGGATATGGCATTTCTTGTACCTCTCGCAAACGTATCTGAAGAACGTATATTAAGTCAACTTCCAGAAAAAACATTAGTCAATGTAGTCAATGCAGATTATGCAACGCGTGAAATTTGGGAAAACCCTAAACAAGCAGCGGAGCAAGCATCAGCCAGAGTTAATCGCGTTCGTAACGATAATTACAGGCGTACAACTCGAAGTATGTACCATATACAATTTGATTACTATCATTTTAGCCAAGAAGAATTTCAAATGGCGGAATCGTTAATTACCTTTTTAACCAGTAAATATAGTATGGTTGGCGATGCAATAAAAGAAATGACTGATAAGAATGAGTATCTGCCGGTAAGTCAATTATCCGAAGAGTTTGTTAATCAATTTATGAGGCTATTAGAACAAGGAAATTCACCAAAGAATTCTTATGCCAAAGCATACAAACAAACAATTTTGGCGCCAAGAGATGGGATTATTGAAGCTGCATTAGGACCAACTAAAACTGGGTGGATGCATTTCTCAGGGGTAGATGACGCCGATAGATTAACTATGGTTGCTTCAGATACTGGCACCACTGCACAATCCCCGTGGTGTATTGGGAACTCATCACAAAACTTTGCCCAAAACTATTTAGAAAAAGGTGACTTCTACTTATATATTGACCGTGGAAATTCAATAGTTTCTGCGCGTTTTCAAAATGATAACCCTAATTACCTTGAAGAATTTTCGGGATTAGGGGTGGGGGTTAATCAAAAGGTACCTAAAGAACATCAAAAATACTTGTATGAACTAGACCGTGTTGTGGGGCGTCCAATCGATATTAGTAAATACGAACAAACATCCAGCTCAGCAGTATCTACTGTAGAAGAAGCAAAAATTAACGACGCGGGTGAAAAAATTAAAAAAGGAATGTCTAGCCCAAAAGATTTTCGGGCGTTGCTTGAGGAGTATGCTAAGGCTCCATATGATTCCGAACTACGTAAATTACTAGATAGCCGAAATAGGGATATTATATTTGATGTATTAGGGGTTTCTAAAGCGTTCAAACAAACTTTTGATGTTTGGAAACCGGAATTAAAAACCGCTAATACTGAGCCAACTATCTATGAAGTAATGCCACAAATAACTGACAAGTACGAAAATGTTTCGGAGGCAGCTGGGCATGTGATAGCCGTACCAGTTAATGTTACAAAGTTTGAATCATTACCAAAAGAACTGTATCAAAAACTAACTAAATTAAAACAAGAAGTTCTTAATGCTCCGGACATATATACAGGTAAAGCCGATGAGGTAAACAGCCTTTCAGAAATAGTTTTCTATGCAAAAACTGACTCTGCAAATTTTAGCGGTTCAAATTTAAATAAATTAATTTCAAGTCTTCATCGGGACTATGATGAAGAAGTGGCATTTAGAAAACCGTTTGAAGAATGGTACGACAGTTTGACAACGTCAAGTGAAATGGGGCTTGTTGATTTAGATGTTCCCGCGCACAGACTGTCTGCAGAAGTTTTTGATAGTGGGACTGGAGGGGTAGAGGTCAAAGTTGGTGCTTTATCACTTTTTAAAGAATTTTTGCCAGACGAAAACATTCTGTCTGCTTATCATAAATTTAACGAACTTGTAGCCGAAACTAAAGCAAATAAAGTAAAATCTGTGGCAGATAAGGCAGCAGACGATGCAGAGATTAGGGGGGCATTTGTCAAACAAGGTATTCAGCCATCTGCCGCACCAAAAACCGCGTTAAAACGCCCCGATGGGACTGAGATTAAATTCAAGCAGCAAGAGAAAGAAACCCTATGGGAAAACTTAGCGGATGTATTTAATGGCTCTAGCACTCCTTGGCGTTCACTCATGGATATGCTTGGCAATAAGATTGTTACTGGTCGATACACAGTAGAGCGTAAAGCTATTGATGCTGGGTTATCAGCAACTGATGCTAAAACACAAGGTAAGATTCGTGCTGACCTTATCGGGCTACAAGCCACAAACGCTATGTCTCTTGCGCAAGCAGGGTTGTTCTACGGTAAATTAGTCCTACGTAAGAGTGGGATTATTCGTGCTGAAAAAGGCAACGTCAATATGGTTGACCTAGGCAACGAGTGGCATACGCTTTTGGAAAAGGCTACCCGAGATTTAGGTAGCGCCGACCGTGCATACGATATGCTTTCAGCCGGTTGGTATGGTCCGCGTTATGAGGACTTAGCGAAACACAATGCTAACACTGCGCCTAAAAACCGCGTTGATATTAGTGATTGGACTGACTCTGATAAACAAACAAGTGCAGAAGCATGGAGAAGGTACGGTCCGGAACTAACTAAATTGCGTGATATGCGTAACGAAATGCGCGGTTCAGTGCTTGATTTGATGGTGCAGAGCGGCTTGTACACCCGTGACGTTGCTAAAGAATATTTGGACCGCATGGACTACGTGCCGTTGTACCGCATACAGGAAAAAGACTTGTTGGATAAGCAAGGTCGTCCGCTACGCGTAAGCACAGGGTTGTTGGGTGTGGGTAGAGAGTTTCACCTTAAGGGGTCTAGTAAAACAGCGAATGACCCGCTACAAAACTACATTGCTAACATGTCATGGATGATGCAACGCGCCATTAAAAACAACGCTGCCATACATACTGCGGACATGCTCGATGCACTTGGTCAGGGATACTGGTCTAAAAACAAAGTGCCATCAGGTAAAAAGCAATCCATGCATGTTGCCAGCATATTTAAAGATGGTGTTGAAAAAGACTTTGTAATGTATGACCCCAACGACATGGCGGCATTCTCTGCGACTCCAATTATTTCGGGGTTGGTGTGGGATTTGATGCGCTACCCTGTATCTGGATTGCGTCATGGTATTACTATGATGCCTCAGTTCGTATTCAATCAGGCTATGGAAGACCCCGTCCGTGCGGCATTAGTGTCAGGTAACCGAGCTGGTATTGCCCAAAATGTACGCGATACATGGAAATCTATTGCGGATAACCAATTTAAATCAGAGCGCACTCCTGATGCCGACATGTTGAACCGTTATGGTGTTATCGGTCAGAAAGATATCCTTGATGCTAAAGACATTGAAGACATGTATCACGGGAACGATAAAAAAGGATATAGAAAGTATATATACTTCTTAGAGCGCATGGCACAAGGTAGTGACTTGGGTGCCCGCGAGTCTATCTATAAGAACGCAGTGAAAGAACTTACCGCTGAAGGCTATGACAAAGATACGGCAGAAGACTTAGCGTCTATTCGCTCACAGCAGTATATGCCTTACCAGCAAGTTGGTATGTCTAAGTCCCTTGCTTACCTACGCCGCATGATGCCGTTCGTTAACCCACCTATTCAAGGTTTAGCTCGTGATATTGCAGCTATGCGTGGTCGGTTGACTGGGGTATCTAAAGCCGATGGTAAAAAGATGTTTGCATTAACTATTACAAAGTATGCGGTATTTACAGCGATGTATGCGGCGTTTAGTAGTGGTGATGACGACTATGAGAACAAGACTGACGACCAAAAAGACAATAACTTCTATCTAGGTGGTGTGCGTATTGCGGTACCCCAAGAATTACGCCCATTAAAAGTAGCGATTGAGCGTGGCACTAGGTATTATATATTGAACGAGCCAAACGCAGACGTGAATAGTGCAGCTATTGCAGGCACGGTATTACGCAAATCATGGGAAATTATATCCGGCATTGCATTGCCTGTTCCAACTGCCGTGCGCCCATTACTTGAAAACATGACAAACTTCGATATCTATTCAGCACGACCAGTAGTAGGTATCAGTCAGCAAAGTAAAGCGCCTATGTATCAGTACACCGATACCACTTCTGAGCTAGCAAAAACAGTAGGTGAGGCACTTAACTATTCTCCAATTAAAATTGACCACATACTTCGTGGGTATTTTGGGTACATGGGACAAACCATTGCGCAATTCTTGAACGTGCTAGATACTGAGCGCCCATCCATGCGGTTGCAAGATTTACCGATTGTTGGCGGGTTTGTTGAAGGGCAGTACGGCACAGGTCCTAAAAACGAGCTATACGAGTTGATTGGCAAATCTGCGGAAGCCAAAGCCACGCTTAAATCCATTCAAAAAGAAGGTGACCGTGAGGCAGCAATTAAGTGGGCTAGAGACCATAGGGGTTCTATTGGATTGTCAACGGCAGTAAATGCATTGCATACGCAAGTAACCAATATCCGTACAAACAAGTCAAAAATCTATAACTCTAAATTGTCGGCACCCGAAAAAAGAGCTAGGCTTGATGCGTTAGAAAAAGCTGAATTGCGGTTGTTATCCAACGTGCATGAGTTACACAAGCGGATGGTTGAGTTGGATGCATAAAAAGACCCCCGATTATGTGGTCGGGGGTTTAAGTTTACTACGGAGAATGAGAATGGATTGCTCCACTCACAGCCGAAGTATACACGGATTTATTAAATGCGCCATATTCTTACACCATATAACCCGTTATACACAACTCTTTCTATCCGTAAATCGTAATTAAAATCTTTTGACAGCCTAGTTGCCTCACGTCGGACTTCATCATACTCGATGCAAGGGACAAAGAAACTATCCCCCTTATCCATGCTAGCTATCGGCAATTCAATCGGTTGTTTCATGTTCCGCTTCTATTTCAAAGTCACCCTCGAACGCGAGTAACCAAACTGGTGGAGCATCAATGCCAGTACCGCGCATGATACGAATCTTTTCGGGGCCTTTATACTTGATGCCCTCAATCTCACTAGCTATTGATGCGCTAAATGGGATTTGACGTTTAACACAGTACTCTTTAAATACTGACCGAACTATGTATAGCCGTTTGCAATCGGGCTCAAACCTACCCACGATACGAATGTTAGGGTTGAATATCGGAGCTTGCGGCAATCCACTACGCAGGTCCTTCGTGCCATTGATTTGCAATATGGCTCCTTTGTTCTCACTGATGAATTCGCCCAAGACACTACCGAAGTCTAATAGTTCGTCTTTAGCCTCTTGGCGTTTACCAAATGCAAGCTCGAGTAATATCTTAAATAACTTATCGATATCCCAGTCGATGATGCCTAATGACTTGGCAATATATCCGCCAGTAATCATTGCACTGAATGCCGCAACCCACATACGTTCTTTTGACTGGGTTTTCATCAGCTTGTTAATTTTCATCTTAACTTTTTTAAGTAACGCTTTCGTACCGGCTAGGTCACTGACAAGTGCTTTTATATACATGTCACCAGCATGTCCGTAGTTTTGGTCTAGTGTGGTCACTAATTCCTGTGCATAGTCCGCATCCAATTCTTCGGGCTTAAGGATATCAATCTCGAATATCCGCATGAGCTCACCATCAGCTACAGCTTTGTTCACGGTCAACTTATCAGACAGTGAGGCGTTAGATGATGACAGCCCTATCGTGGACCACCAAGTGTTGTTGATACGGGCTTTATTCGCACCGCTCTCCATACGTTCCTTACCACGACCTTCTGAGAACCCATAGGCTAAGTCAGAAACTTCCGCCATTGATAAGTTAGTAAGCTCGTCCATACATGCAGGCAAGTTGCATAGTACCCCAACGCGATGCGTCCTTGAAGCCAGCGTGTCTGCCTTCCGCATCATGAGGCGTGTCGTGTTACCGTACACAGAGTTTACAAAGTGTTGGATAAGTGTCTTACCTGTACCCGAGTCTTTGTTGATGCAGTTAAACAGCAATCCATGCTCACCAGTGAACGTCATTAACGGGGCTCCGAAAGCAATCAATGCAGCTAGCTGATGGCGTTCCCATCCGGGCCGTCCCAATGTTGCACCCACTGTTTTCCATTTCTCGTAGTCACCTTTTGGGTCCATGTACGGTGCTAATGATGAGGTGGGAACGGAGGGTGGACTGTACCTGTCACCTGCCGCAGAAATCTCGCGCTTACCTAAAATAAATACATTATATTCGTCAGCCCAACCAAATTGTGGGCGAGATAGTTCTAACCGCGTATGCTTTTGTAGTGCATCATTTGCGGTAAGTATATATGCCATTATGTCCTCCATTTTCTTCTTGTTCGCCGTCACCCCGTAAAACGCTAACCCATCACGTAACTTATCAAATGAGGTTATATGCATCAACGGAATAACAAATTCTTGTAGCCCATCCATAGGTAAGATTAGGTTAAACAGCAACACTTCGCCGTGGTCACCATCTTTAATACGCTTCATCACAAACAGGTCATTTACATACACCATGATGTCTTCTTCTACACCGTCAACACTGTCCGAAGGTTTACCCTTGCGGAATATCCCACCCTTGGCTCCACGGAAATACGGGAACGGTAGTTTAGGAATAGTAACTTTTATGGGGTCATCGATTGCAATGTTAGCTATCCCAGCCGCTACGGGTACCGCAGGTACTACAGGCACCACCACTTCTGTTGCCGTTGACTCGGGCACAAACTCACCTAACTTAATCGGCGTTACAATCTGCCCTTTGTACTTACAATCTGCACAACCCTGTGGGTTATACCCAATAAACCATTCACATGTACGCGCCCCATCAAACTCTGCGGCTTTGTCTATAGTTGCTTGTGGAGAATAGTTCTCGTAACCTTTAGATAGTTTATGTATGGCGGTTTCGCCATCTACGCATTTATTGGCAATGGATAGCCCCGCGCACCACATATCGTAGTTCACGCCATTGGGCTTTTCTAGCATGGTTTTAATCTGCATGCATCCATCACCCTTAATGCTTCGGATGGCTATAGTGGAAAACTTAGAGTCTTTGTACCCTAGTGCATTTTTAGTTGCGGTATCGTATTCAATTTTAGCTTTTGGCTTACGCTCAACAATACCCATCGCGGCACAAGCATCGCGCAATGGTGATTCAAACTGGGTCAATGGGATAGGTGCAGGGATAGGCACACCATCTAAGAACTTGGCATTAATACCATAACGGGTGTTGTTCGTACCGACAACACGTAACACTCGCGCACAATCTGCGGGTACGGCAGGGTCAATATATAGGTCTGACTGGATACACAACTGTTTGAATAGGTTAGCTACAGGTTGCCATTGCTCGGGTGTCAATGCTGTATCTAATACCCAATATAAATGCCACCCACCACCAGAATCCACAACGGCAGGTAGGGGTAGTCCGTGCTTATCGATAAATCGACGAGCAATGTTTAATGCTTCATCTTTGTCTGCGTAGGCTTTTTTTGATTCAAGTTTCTCGGGGTCATCACTAATGTCAATATCTAGAAAGAACGACTTAATCTCTTGGACATTCGATTGCTTGCGTGATGTGTCATCCTTAAAAGAACTTAATGCGAAATAGGTGTTAGTAGTCTTTTGGTCAATAGACTCAATAAGTTTTTCCACACCATCTAAGCTCGTAGCAAAGCGTTGGGTCGGCACTTTTGTTGCGGGGTTTACCCCAATGATGCAGTATGTACCACCCCTAGGCACCACTGAATCTATAAATTCTATTGCTTTCATTTGTATCCCCGAAGTTAAAGCAGGGAAAGTAGCGCCATCCTATTGCATACGCAATATAACTAAACACAACATTGACGGCACCACTTTTCCGACAGGTAGTTCTAAGTAAGACTAGTCTTCCCACTCGTCAAGTAAATTGGTCAAACTTGCTTTAGGGGCAGGTTCAGACGCGGCTTTACTAACTTTAACTGGCTCACTCATTGCTACTTCTACTTCAACTTCAGAAACTTCAGTGATTTCTTCATCGGCTTCTTCTACTACGGGGGCTGGCTTTGCTTTTGGTGCGGCGATTGCTGCTTTAGGGGCTGGGGCAAACGCATTTTTGTTAGCTGTCGCACTGTCTGCTTGGAACACAGTCATTGTAACTGCACGGGTAGCATCAGCGCTTTCACCTTTTGCTTTACACAACTGAAATTCTTCCTCATTCAATGGACGCACTGGGCTAAATATCAGCTTGGGGGTAGCTGACGCTGTGTCGAATCGCATTTCAGTTACTACTGCACCGACAGGAAGACGCATTTGCACGATTGATTGCACATATGCTTGTAGTGGTAGTTTAGAACCATCAACACCCTTACCAAAGATACTTGTGGCAGGAAGCGATAGCTGATAGACATCACCATTCAAGTCACCTTCTAATACAACTGCAACGCGTTGGTTAAATCGGCAAGCTCGGCTTTCACCTGTGCCCGAACCTGCGATATTCTGAGGACATGACATACATGTATTCGCTTGTGGATTAGTCGCATCTGCGGCAGGTTTAGTGTTATCGGGTGACCAGCATGATGGACCCTTGGCTTCACCACCTTCAACATAAGCACCTTCATAGTATGTGCGGCCTAATGGGGATGAGGCAACGATAACTACATTCATTGCACGGTCTTCATTGACCATCAATTCTTCGCCATTAACAAGCATGCGGAATACACCGCCTTTGATTGAAATGCGTTTGCTACCACTACCACCACCGCCACTACCTGCTAGATTTTTGGTTGTAGCATCAAGCTCGATGTCTTTTAAATATGATGGAAGTTTTGCGCCTGTAAACAATGCTAAATTACTCATTTGATTCTCCTTTGTAAATGTATGCTACTAATGTATCTCTTGAAATGCGCCACGCTCTACCTACCCGTTTAGCACTAATCTCGCCAGTATCAATTAGCTTATATAATAATTTCTTTTCAATGCGTAGAAACTTCGCGGCTTCCGCAACGGTTAATATGTCAGCGGGGGCATTCATGGTTGACGTTTCTTCGTTCATTTAATTTCCTTTCTCGGTTTATATAGCCTTATATCGTAGGTGCGGTCACAATTTAAAGCTGGTGGTAAGTCATCCGCGTGTTGTTCAATCCATTCACGCATAGCCGCAACGGTGATTCGTTGGTGTAACAAATGTAATGCATCGTGCTCTTTAACATACTGCAAAAATGGTTGCCAATCGCTACACCAGTATCTGTCATTAGTGACACGAGAAATCGTGCCGTGAGAAGTTCCAGTGGTAGAAATCCCTTGTTCTTTAAAGATGTTAAGGATTTCATCGGTTACCATTTTTTGTTTTGCTTCAAGCACTTTATCTTCAGCATCGAACTGCTTAGATAAATCGGAACGCTTAGCTCTTATCTTTTCGAGGACACCTGCTAATCGGTCTATTGATATTTCACTCATTTAATTCTCCGTTAAAAAGTAAACAGATAAGAATCTTATACGTTCTTATTATCTCTGTCAAGTACTTTAATGTACCTTAAATCTGTAATATTTCTTTATACATACTAATCAAACTAATGTGACTGTCGACACGAGTTTCAAGCATATCATAAATATGTTTCTCTACGGGACTGCCTTGAATCATAAACACAGTTACCTTTGTATCCTGCCCTTTTCGATGCGCCCGAGCATTTGCTTGTAAGTAAGTGTCCACACTAGATGTCGGCCCAAACCATATAACAGAGCTTGCGGCAGTTAATGTAATTCCGTGCGAAGCTGCTTGTGGCTGGATGACAATTACTTTTACATCGGGGTCATTCTGAAATGCTTGAATAATATCGCCTCGTTTTGCAGGGGATACGTCACCGTGGATATACAAAGTTCCCACATTCCGTGCAGATAAATGGTCTTTAATCAGCTCAATCGTATGTCGAAACGGAGCAAATATGATAGTCTTTTTATCGGATTCGTCAATGATTTCATCCATAACAGTTAGCCTATTTGATGCATCGAATCGAACTACTTCTCCAGTATCCGAGTACACCGCGCCACATGATATCTGTAACAACTTATTCATATTAGCCGCCGCATTGACTGCACTGATTTCCTCACCGGCCGCTTGAAGCATCATGAAAGACTTCATGGCTTTGTAATACTTCTCTTGCTGTGCAGTAAGTTCTACATCACGGCGCGTATACATAATATCGGGAAGGTCTAGGCATTGTTCTTTAGTAAATCGAATCGCAGGCTGTAGCGCATTGAACACCATATCTTTAGCTCTTGGGCGTGGCACCCACTTGAACATGGTTATCTTTTGCATCACTAAATCCCGCCATTGTGTATAGTACTTTGGCACACGGTCGGGGCTGACTAACTTAGCTAATCCATATGCGTCTTCGGGGGATTGTGCCGCAGGGGTACCCGTCATCATCCATAACTTACATTGCAGTGCCTCAAGGATTTTGCTAAACGCTTTCCACCTACGGGTAGTAACGGTCTTAAGGTTGTTTGCCTCATCGACAATAATAAGGTCAAACTTAGCCTCGATGATTTCATCCATGACAATCTCAACGCCGTCATAGTTAATGATAACGAACTCTGCCTCGGACTTAATTACTTTGCGTCGTTGTTCTTTTGTACCATGTGCAATCCCAATCGTACGGTGCATGACTGACCGAAACAAATCTTCTTTCCAAGCCGCATGCATAATGGATATAGGGCAGACTATCAGCACTCGTTTAACTTCACCAAGGTTCATGAGATAGTCAGCCGCCCATGCCGCCGCACAAGTTTTTCCAGTACCCATCTCGGATAGTAGGAAGCACCTGTCATGGGTGGTGAGAAATTCGCTGGTGGTAACTTGATGGGACATGGGCGTGTATATCCCAGTCCATTTGTATTTGCGTAGTGGTGCAGGGGGGACAGTTTTAAACCCCATTGTGTATAAGGCTCGCACTTCGTTACGTCCCCAGTGCACTACAACTTCTGCAATATCACTGCCTGCGATGTTACCAATAAGTTTGCTTTTGGTAATACTCGATAAAATTTTGTCAGCTAATCTAGTACGCAGTTTAAGCGCACGATTTTCTACTACTTCCAAATTGCATTCTCCTAGCTAACTTTTATTTTTTCTTTTTGCCAGTGCCGTGGTAATTATCTGATTGATTTGCACTTGGGTTACGTAATCGTAAGTTACCTGCTGATGTCTTGCCACCTGCTCGAATCGGTTTGATGTGGTCAATATCTTTACCTGCCCTATCAATACCTTTTTTGTCGTACTCGCGTCGTGCTTGTTGTCGTTCTAATTGGTCTTTTGTTTCCCCACGCGCCTTTTGTTTTTGGTACTGTAGTTTCCAATACTCGGGTGGGTGTGGTCCTTTGGCTCTTGGCATTACTATCTCCTTTTTGGTTTCCAATGTTCACATGCAGTATGTGGGCACCATCCACATAGCCCCGAAGGACTAGGGTTCCATACGCCTAATTCCGCACAAGACATTATATTAACACGCTTATCCAGCCAATACTTGAACAAATAGTCAAAATCTTTGCGGTGGTATTCGCGCTTTACCATTATGTCGTGAAGCAGAAATAGTAACGCCCCCTTTACACTTGTAACCTCGGGGAACTTAGTAAACACCATGAGTGCCATCAGCTCTAACTGCTTAGGGTCGGGGTACTTGGCACTGCCTGTTTTATAGTCAATTACTCGCGCCTTGTCACCATCAACAATGATTAAGTCGGCAATCCCACGGAACCCTTCGAACTCGTCGTTAAAGTCTTTTACCTCACCGCCCGTGCTTAAGCCCATTTCAATTTCGGTATACTTGTCACCTTTATAGGACTTTAACTTATCCAGTATGGGTTTGAAGCGCACGTGGCCGCCTAACGGAATGTCGTCTTTGATGTAGTCCTCGCATGCTTTATGAACTGTCTTGCCGTACATAGTCGCCGTGGTTTCTTCAAACGGGTATGCATTAAGTATCTTTACTTGATAGTATCTACGAGCACACCCATCAAAATCTTTCATAGCACTGTACGACAATCTCATTTCTTACCCCCCAAAGTTCTTGCGCATGTTAGCTTTTAATATAATTTCAGCAAACTCATCCATGCTCAATATTTTAGGCACTGTCCGAGATACATTTATTTTTTCTTTTTTGGGTGGGCGCGATTCGTCGGGGTCGTTTAACCAATTCTCATCGTACATTACGGACATCCACTTATCATGAACTTCTTGGCTTACAGGTTGTTCCCCAGTGCTTCGAGTTATCCCTAATGAAACATTATAAAAGTCACCGTGCCCTTGGTCTATCTCATGCTTAAGCATATCAACTACACTAGATATACCCTCAAGGTCATACCCATCATCCTCAAAGCATGCGCCGTCTAGTTGTGAATACGTTACGATGGGTATTCTTCTACCCGCGTTTGATTTACGGTATAACTTAAACCCTTGTTCATCGTATTTATTTAGCGTCGCCATAACTATCACCTATCCCACCTTCTGCATCTAACGGTAAATCGGGTGCCCATGCAGGTGGTGTTCGCATAATCTCAATCACATCAACTAACGCTTGTTCGGCTTGTTCCTCGGGGACTAATAACAACAACTCATCGTGCACAGTCCCAACGACATGATACTTCTTACTCGCAGTCAGTATATTTTCTGCCATGATATCACGCGCTAATGATTGTGTCACACGCTGAAAAACTTTACTGCCATATACTTTATCTCGCCCATGCCGTTGCGCATAAGTTATCTCGGGTTTCTTGGTATCTTTATTGACAGTGCGTTTTAACTCGGGATATGTAAGCACTAAGCCGTTAGGTTTAACTAGCCCCATGCCACCGTTAGCCAACTCAATCGTACTGATAATGCCGTTGCGACAAAAGGTTTTGGATTGCTTTTTCATTAACGCGTCCAAGACACTGGTTCCATCGTTCCAAGTATTTACTACGGATGAGTAGCCTGTTCGGTATAGGGTAGTTAATGACAGCGCTTCGGAATCGCTTACTGTTTGTGCGCCCTTACTTTGAATTCGGATTGTCCCTTGCAACTTAACAGCACCTGTGCCATAGATAAGTGATAGTGATGCGCACTTACCCACAAATCGTTTTGGGTCTTTCTTGCTAATGGATTCATACGGGATTTGGTACGCTTGTGATGCAAAGTCGCGGTACAAGTCAATGCCCTCACGAATTAAGTCTAGCTTGTCATCTTGCCCCGCAAGCCACAGCCCTAGGCGTAGCTCAATGTTACTTAAGTCGGCAACAACCAGCTTATAGCCTTTGGGGGCGTGTAACGCGTAACGAAGTGCATCTGAAGGCTTGGGTCTGTCAAGGTCAATCCTTGATAAGTTCTGCGGGTTAACGTCGAACCCCGACCACCGATGGGTAACACAAGCCCCACTATACTTGAGCGGGAATGGAAAGGTCCCTCTTTCAGCAATACCCAAGAACGCCTCCGACCGAGTGATAGCGATAGTAGACTTGAACCCCATACGAGCTGCGAAAAGAGCCTGTATAATTGGGTTCGGGTGGTCCTCAAGCATTGTAAATTCCTCGTCCGTTTTTGCGAAAGCATATGTTTCTTTGCCCGTGGTTGGGCTAATTTTCCGTGGTGGCTCAACTCCGTTCTCCCTTAATAGTTTAGCAAACTGGTCATTACTCATAAGTTGTTTCTGTAAAGTATCCTCGGACTTAACCCCAAGCTCATTCATTAGTTTAAGCATAAGGCTACGTCGCTCTACCCCTATCTCATACAGGGCTTTCTCTAACATCTTTTTATCTAGCTTGAGTTTCGGTTCTGTAAACATGCGGACAGTAAGGTCAATCAGTCTAAGTTCTGATTTTGGGAATTGTGGCATCATGTGAGTGAGCAGTGTGTATGTAAGCTCGACGTCGTTAATACAATACTCGCCATACCTAGCAAGTTCCTCACGGTCAAAATCTAGCCTGCGTTTGCCTAGCGCGTTAAGGACTTCTGTGCCTTTCTCGCCGATACCATATAGCTTAGCTAGGTTTTTGAGTGATACTGATTCATTGATGCCATGTAGCACGTTAGCCATAGACAGCGTATCAAGTATCTTTGCGGGTCGTATGCCGTATATCCAGTTGAGGATAGCCATATCGAAGTGCGCGTTCTGTGCGCATACTGCATGTTTATGCAGGTCATATTCCTCGAGATAGCTTTTAAGCTCTTTATAAGTACCCGAGTACCACACAGCAGGATTATCATTTACCTTTACGGCTACCCCAATCGTTTCAAACTGGGGGCTGCGGATATATGCTTCGGTTGTTATTTTAGATAGACTGAATGCCCTATCGTAGTAGGTTTCAAAGTCTAGTGTGATGATGTCCATTACGCATTATCTCCTGTCAAATGGGTAATCAGAAATCTAAGGTCATCAAGGTTGCTTTCGTTCACCACCATCGCATGCCCACCTGCTTGTTGTATCCGTAGAATCTCACGGTCTTGTAGTGGGGTAGGTCTATTTGTCCCTGCCTTTGCCTCGATTGCTATAAAGCGTCCCTTAAAACAGGCGATGATATCGGGGATACCTGCCCTACCCATTCCCGACATGTAAGGCGAGAAGTGATACACCCCTGCCTCATTCAGTATTGTTGTGATTTGTTTCTTGACTTTCTTCTCGGGTGTCATCGCCATACTCATTTCTCCATATATCATTTATAGTTAGGGGGGTTTCACCACGCATCACGGTTTGAATCTGTCCTTGATACATCGCTTCCACTAACGCTTGTTTTGCTAACCGACGGTTGAGCGCATTGGTAGTGCGGATGTCAACTGGGTTGCTATTGTTTGCTTTGTTCTGTAACTGCTTAATCTTATCTCGGTTAATCAGAGTAAACCTTTTGTATTCACTGCGCAAGTTTTTTAGTTTAATTTCTAGCCTGCGAGCCTGCCGCGCTTTGATGGCTTCAGATGCCCCTTGCTTTAGGACTTGCAGTTCGCGGTATTTATGCATGGCTTTAGCTCTAGACTTACGTTTCCTACATATGATGCATCGGGTACTCCATCCCGTTATGTTGTTAGCATAAAACTCGGAGTCTTCCTTTGCCTCATTGCATACTTTACATGTTCGCATTTTTTCTCCTTGTCCAATCCTCTTGACAATCTTGACTGCACCACCGCACATGTTTCGGTAATGCCTCGGAACAATTTAAGCAAAAACCAATAGCCTGCACTTCAGCTACAGGACTAGGTTTGTATCGTTTACGGATTTCTTCTTCTCGTTCCATTTGCGACTGTGCTAAGTCTGCGTCATCACTCATTACTTCTCTTCCTCATATCCTATGTTACCGTTCTGACCTATAATATCGGCTCTACCCTCGTCCCAGTTAAGGGGGCAACTCGTCCACGCACACTCTTTAGTGCCTGCCAAACTCTTACCGCACACATCACACAGTGGGTCTTTGTCTTTCCTAAAGATGTTATCGAAGTTGTCCTCGAACTGTTTGTTGTTTACTCGACTCTTAATTAAGTCGCCTGTTACATCATTTCGTGATGCCATTTTCTTTCTCCTTCTTAGCGGCTTCGATACCCTTTAGTATTAGATACTCGAAGCCTTGTTGCATTAGATACATTTTACCTTCCTCATCTATGTCTAGCTCGGCTATTGCACTGCCGTCGGGTTGGTCAATTAAGTCACCTATCAATTCTATCTTCATGTGTATCTCCTTTATGTAAAGCATACTTTACATTTTGTCAGTTATGTTGCCTATAAGTAACAGGTTTTAGTTCAAAACTAAACTAATAGTGTAGACTTGTGTGTAATTTTAAACCGTTTATTCAACACAAACTTTTTTGTCCCGCAAGAATTAAACTCAAAAAAGTGATATATGCGACTTTATTGAACCACTTTGCAATATAGTAGCGACTAAACTGAAGTCCCAAGATAAGTAGCCTTAACTCCATTGCTAAACTGCACCTCAACTGCGCAGTCTTGCCCTGTGTTTCCACTTAAAAGGTTATAAAACCCGAAACACATGGAAACAATAGCTATAAGTAGCAACGTTACTACAATTACTATTGCTCTATCTGATTTACTACCACCACAGTCACACTTACGGCCTTGCTCACAATTTTGATTACACGGCATTATGCTTCTCCTTTATATACTGTACTGATACGGCAAACATCACGCCTAACCCAAACGCTTGCCAATAGCACTGAATGTATTCGATTAAGACTTGCATTTATTCTTCACTTGCTACTGATAAGTACTTAATAAGTACATCGATTGCGGCTATGATGTTTGCGTCATAATCTGCGTCCGCTTGTATCAGTGGGTCGAATTCCTGTATTGATTTTTTAGTGCTTTTCAAATGCGTCAGCACGATTGAGTCCATCAGTTCGTACACTGCACCTTCATCATCAAACTCTAGTGTTAATTTCATACCTCTACTCCTTCGTTGTGTAAGTCTAGCTCGTCAATGTCTATCTCGGATTCTTTTCCGCTAGGTAGCTTACCTATGATAGATGTTGGAAAGTGTCCTGTTTTAATTACTTCAACCACGCACTCGCCCTTTTTCCACCATACCCATCTTGGCATTGTTCGTTTGTTTGACATGTTAGTGTCCTTTCTTTGGTTGTCTAAAGCCGTTGGGTACTTGCCCTGCGGTCATGTTCTGCATTACCAACATCAACTGCTCGATTACTTTTTGGTGGTCATCAATTCTAGCTTGCATACCCATTAGGCCATGATGCATCGCTGTTAAAGCGCCGCGTAGTTCTGCGTCTGTTAGTGGTATTCCTGCACCTTGTGTCATAATTTCTCTACCCCATTTTTCCAATGTACTAAAAACTTCTTAAACTTCTCAACGGTGTCACCTAAAGCGCGGATTATTCCATCATTGCCCATTCGCCAAAACTTGTCAATGACCATGACTCCCTCGTCCGTATGCCCTTGAATGATAAGCACCACAAACTTGTCGTCAATCTTAGCAAGTTGCTTAAGTAAAATACTCTGCCCTATGCTAAGGTCTTCACCCGCTCGCTTCCACTCACCCACCAAAAAATACCCGTTGCGTTCTACTATCATGTCAACATTTGATGGCAGTATCTTACCCATAACCCCAATCAAATCTCTAAAGTCTACATGTAAAGCCTTTGGGTTACGCATCATATTTTGTTTCTCCCTTTTGCTCGAAGTCGCCTAATTGTTTCCTCATCGTCACTAACAAACAGGTGTGGGTGGGTGCTTCTAGCTTGAGTTACTATGGCATCAATCATTTCAATGCGGGTTGGTGATGACCCTGCGGTTTCCCTTGCGGTTGCAGGAATATGGCTGTCTGTTTTTTGTACTTCTTTTAATGCCTGTGCATAATATGCAGGTATCATTTCATTCTCCTAATATGTAATTATGCTTACCAAGATTTGGTTCGTCTTGCAAGTTCTTTAACAAACCGAACCGAGGTAAGCACTCGTTTATCTGCAACAATGTCTTTAGTGGGGGGCGCAATGTCGGTGTATCCCATGCGTAACGCAAGCGCAGGGTTTTCTTTGAATGACACTGGTACCTCGACTATGGTAGGTTTCCTTGCGTATGGTGTATCGTCCCCCTCACGCTCGGTTACCGTAAAGTAAGTATTACTACCCACTCCATACTTGAATACCAATCCCTGCTCGACTAGCAATTTCATGCATGCCTTTATGTCGTCCCTAGAAAACCCCTGCTCAACCAGACTCTTGCCAGTTCGGTCGCCTTGCAATACTTCGGTGTATAAATCCAATCGTATTTTATCAAGGTCGACCGTTGGTACGAATACCGCTACATTGTCCATGTTAGCCCCAGTAGAACCGCAATGAATAGGGCAATCATTACCCCACCCTTATTGGTATGTTGTGGCTCATCGGCAAACTCTGCGCCTGTCCATGCATCGGTGCGCCTAAAGCGATAGTTATCCTCATGGTAGTTCGGTCTATAGTTCATCGTCTGCCTCCAGTTCCTCAATCGAGTCTTGTATTAGGGTGTCCGCCAACGATAGATTGTCGGCGATTGATTTGTGTTCTGAGCAATAGCTTGAGTTGTATGCAGTAGATATCAATAACTGCGCATTGATAAGCCTGTCCATCATCGCTTGTTTCTCAGTGACCATATCACACTCCCTCTAATTTATTGGCATACCACGCTAACTTGCCTGCATCTACTGACCCGAGCTTATGACCTAGTCTGCTTGAGTATTTGATGCAGTTGCCCATAAGATAACCACGATACTCGTCTGCCGATAGCTTGGCTTTGATAAAGTCAATCGTTTCAATACCCCCTACGGTGTAGTGCGGTGGGCTGTTTACCATGTCTATGGGTTGCTTCATGCGGATAGGTAGCTTAGGGTTCTGCGTAGGTAGGCTATCCATTAACTGCGCTAACTTGCTACGCCCTTTGGTTACTGCATATGCAAGGTCGGTTAAGGTGCTTGCTTTTTTCATTGCTGACTTGACTGTATACACCAGACCAATATCACAATTAGCCTTTTCTGCAATTTCCTTAGCCTGCAGGTTAGGGTTTTTGTATAAGATGTTTCTTACTCGTGCTGACCTACTTAATTTAATTGTTTTCATTTTTGATTCTCCGTTATTGATTAGTCATAAATCCAAAATACTACGTCATTGACCCGTTGCCCTATATTGTTTATGTCATCGGGCGGGGTCACTAGTTTTAATGCTGATAGCTTCACATGTATATCCTCGGGCAAATTGTCCTCGGTTGCATACTCGGTTGTTGATGCTACCTGTCCTTCTTTATACTCAATTACTTTGATGAGCTTAAGTTGCTCATCCTCTCGGGGTAAATGAATTTCTAGCACACGATACTCTCCTTTATAGACAGCTACTCTGTCATTGGTCTTAAATGGTATGCCGTTAATTTATGCATGTCAAATTTATTTAATCATCATCGTCGTCGTCGTCCTCCTCTACTTCCTCAGTCTTGTAGCTAACACCTACTAAGTATTTCTCAACCATGTCTTTTATCATCTCAGTCGCTTGTTCCTCTGATTGTGCATACCATGTTGCTCTTACTCTAATCATCGTCGTTCTCCTCTGTTGTTGGGTATAAATTGTCTGCGGTATAACTAATTACGTCCCAGTTAATACCATTGTTTGCATCAAAGTCGCTAGCCATTATCTCTAACACGTGAATGCATTGGTCTTCATCTAAGTCGGGGCGAACACTCTGCACGTCCTCGATGTGCCAATCATCTGATAGATACCATACCCCTGTTTCAGTTTGTTTCATGTGTGCCATTTCTATCCTCCTAAGTTAAAGTAAACAACTACTACTGCTATCACTACACATACCCAAAAAACTACTACATCTAATTGGTCATTAGTCATACTCTATCTCCTCTATGTGGTCAATCTCTACATCACCTTGATAACTCAAGTCCTCCCATGTGTATATGTGGTCTTGTGCTAACTGCTCGGCTGTATCTCGGTCATCGGCCTTAACTACTATGTTGTAATAGCCTGTCATCCGCACCGCAACAGTATAGGTTCTGATACCCATAAGTTTGTCTACTGCCTGCTCTGTTTTATCTGTCATGGTAGTTCCTTTACATTAAATATATCAATAATGTTTCTGTGGCTATCGCCTATGCGTTGGGCGAGCATGGCTACGGCATTAAACGCACTGTCCGAGTTAATAGGCTGAAGTGTTATCAGTCTTTCAGACCTTTTGCCAAACAGATTGCTTACTTCATACTCAATCTCATACTTTTTCATGATATCTCTCCTATTGGTAACTCTATTGAACGATACACAGTCCCTGCTTTATATAGCATGGCTTTTATTTGTTCGTATGATTTTGGGGGGCGGTTTACATACCATCTGTCGTATGCCAAAGCACCTAGCACATCGATGTAATCATTCTCGGTATACTCCTCGGGATTGGATAGAAACCTATTGTTACGCCATATCGGTGCCTCCCTATCGGGCTTAGGTATATCCATACCCAATGTATCTATAAACACACGGGCAAAATCCATGAACGCCTTATACTGCCCACGTTTTATTTTAGTAGGGGGTTTATCCACAAGTTGTTTATAGTTATGCACTGCGCCAGTAACTACCCCATCTTTAATGGTCATAGGGGAACTGCCCAAACGGTATTGTTTCATTGGGTTGCTCAATACTATATGAATTGCACTATGCACCATCCATACGTTACACCAATTAGGTAGGCATGCTTGGATAAAGTCTTTTGTTGATTGTGTATGCCAATTATCACAGTTAACTTCAACCGTGCCGTCCCTATAATAAGTTACACAGTCTGTCCGATATAATCGGCATGAGTATTTGTCATCGCTGTGCTTAATCATCTCCATGTGCTTGTTGCGTCTGTTGTCTATCGGTCGGCATGTTTGCCCTCTAATAGGCTTGACCTCTGCATATCGTTTCTCTATGTCATCAAAGCTACTGATGTGTGAATTTAATCTGTATCCATACATAATAATTCTCCTTTAGTTATACCATTCAATGGTGCGTGATACATACGGCGAGTCTATATAATCGTTACCAAAATATTCCTCCTCAATATCCCCAACGTCCTCGCCTATCCTTACGAACTTACCGCAAAGGTTTGACATTGGGTCGTCTGTTGATGAAGCCTCGTTATACATCTCCTCAATTTCTTTATACCATTTGTCCAGCTTATCTACGTCCTCATACCCGTCATACCACTTGACATCATGAACTGCGAACTTGATGTAATCGTCCCCAAACGTAAATGCCTCTGCCCAGTAGTCAGTAGCAAATATCTCGGGCATTGTTAGTTTCATTTTGGCTACAATCGAAGCAATAATTGCTTCATCACCTGTTATCATCATTGCTACACTGCTTCTATACCCCATTTTATTCTCCTAAGTTTAGTTTATTACTTACCCAATGCCACCCACGTTCCATTGCACTTTCCTCGGTCAATGCTGATGACGATATAATTGTCATCGCATGATGCCCCTCATAATTTATGAATGTTGTCCAAGTGCCTCGTTCATGGGGGTTTTGTTTTGCTATTACGTCGTAGCCAATTAGTTTGCCTACTGCTAATAGTTCGCTCTTATCCATTCCTCATACTCCTCTGTTGATTTACGGTATTCGTCCTCACACTCAAGGGTTTTGATTATGTCGTGATGTGCGTCGTCAATTATGCCCTCAACTGTTTTTATCCAATGGCTAACATTGTTTGCGCCCTCGGCTTGTATTAACTCGTTGATAGGTAACCCCACAAATAGTCCAGTCGCAAACACATAATCATGCCCATACACCTCATCATCAAATCGATAGTCATTCCCATTCTCATTGCGTAAGGCGTCCCATGTAACTCTATACAGTCCTTCGCGTAGCACCTCGGTCATCACTGCTGATGCGTTCATAAGCACATCGTGGTGTTCTGTAAAGAACTTTGCATTAGGTCGCAATGTCCCCTTACTCGCACAGGTTCTGCGATACAGGTCGAAACATACATCTTTCTTTTCGATGTCAATCCCATACTCATTGTCGAGGTAGGTGCATTGGTCATCTAATATCCAATCCCACCAATCGTAGTCGTCATCTTGCATAGCGCAAAATTCCTCGTAACTTGGCACAGACACTGGTTCTGCGTTATTTGTAGATGCGTCGCTCATAATGTGTTACTCCTAACCATGATTTAACGGTATGTGTCCGCTTGTGTATAAGTCTTGCTATGTTCTTATACGGAACACCCTCGCATTTCAATTTCAAAAACCTACTCGGGTCGATAGTCATACTGCCTCCCTAATTGTTTGTAGTGCCTTATCGGTTAACCGATAGGTAGTTTGTGTTGAGGCAAACCCTTGTTGTAAATACTCACTATCTGCGTATTCGTTTAGGATAAAGAACCGAAGTAGATTGGCATTGTTTAAGTCGTTGAACGATACATACTCTTGACCAAACAACAATGCCCATGTGCTAAGCCCCTCGAGGGCTTTTTTAGGTAGCGTCATTAGAAGTCCCCCTCTACATTAATACGCACTGTCTTACCATGCGGTGCTACTACGTCCGTAGTCATTATCCATAGTGATGGGATATCGAACACAGGGAAGCTATCCACATAGCCATCGCTAATCATAAGCAAGCACTCGTGGTTCATAGTCTTGTTAGCGGTTAGCCAGTCGGCAACACACTGTGGGCTAGTGCCACCACCACCCTTAGCGCGTAGCACATTGTCGATATTGTCATACTGACCCTGCTCGAAAGACTGCACACTGCACACCTCGTTATCCCACCAAATCACATCAAGCCCTGCAGGGTTAATCTCTGTGCATAACTTCTTAACCTCACCCATGCTACGCGCTATGATGTCGCCACCGATACTACCCGATGCGTCAATCCCCACTGCAAGTCGTCCGCATGATGTTGATACTGCGCTAGGGAAGTAACCGACATGGAACATGCGTCTGTTAATCTTAGACCAACTGCTCTCGTCGCGCCCTGCCATGACTTGCTTGAGGAACTCTGCCATCTCTTTTTTGTAGTCCACCTTGCCGTCAAGCATGCCGTCGAATAGTCGTGATTGGTTGCCGTCCATCTTGCCTGCCAATGACTTACCTTGTCGGATAGCAATCTCGATGTCTTTCTCTAGGCTAGCTTTCTCGTCATCGGATAGGTCGCCACCCTCCCAGTCATGCTCGTCAGTGCCACCCGATTTAGGGTAGCCCTCGGTAATCTCGTTACCGTTATCATCTTTAGGCTTATCACCTTGACCACCACCCTCATCGCCACCATCATCGCCTCCTTGTTCCTTACCCTCGAGGTCTTTGAATATCGCGGTAACTGTCCAACCATAATACTTAGGATTGTATAGCCCACCCTTAATCATCTTGATAAAACCCTTACGCGCATCTTGCTTGATAAGCTCACCGTTAATCCAGTAATCACACGCGGCATTAGCGCGTTGCCCATCTAAGGTATGCATAGCTTTGTATACATACATGTGTCGTGCCATCTTGTGCATGTTCTCATGAAGTATTAAGAAGCGTAGCTCGGGGTCGGGCAAGTCATTGCAGAACTCTGCGCCATACCGCACATTCTTACCATCAGTGCATGCTGTCGGTGTGTCATCAACTTTCCATGTGCCGAAGCACAGCACACCACTCATTGCTACCCAGTCGGGGTTACCCATTATGGATATGTATTGCTTTTTAATTTTCTTAACCATGATATATCTCCTTAGTAATCCTCTTATATAAGAGGAAATTTATAACGCTTGCATATAAAGTTTGCGGTTGTAGTATTCCAAATTTTTCAGTATGTCTAATAGAATATTTTCAACCGTTTGTTGACGCCTTCTTAATGGCTGAATCCGACTCATTTCAAAACGAAAGTCAATGTGTTTCTCAAGTGTTATCGGGCTTTCCACCATGCATGTGGGACGCATTATGTAATACTGCCGTGCGTCCCTTACAATTTTTAAGTCGTATAACTTAAGCACATCGTTGGCAGATTTTACTGATACCTTTGCCATGATTACCAACCCAATTTGTCGTGCAAGGTATCAACGCTAGCCTTTACCTTATTACGCAGTCCATCAGAACTCTTGAGGTCGTCAGTCGTAACACCCATCAGTGCCTCCTCTAGTTTCTGTCTAGCCCAGTCAAGGTCGGGGTCGTTCGTTACATTCATTACCTTGAGCATTTCGCATAGCTCTACTGCGTTATCTAAGACGCTGTCGTATATCTTTTTCTTGCCACCGTCCTCGTTATCCGCGTAGCGTTCGCTGATGTGCTTAGTAACTTTATACAATCTATCCCATAGGTCGCCCATTGCCTGTGCTGTGCGTTCCTCATACACTCGGGCATACTCTTTGCTTAGCTCGTCTGCAATGTCATGCCCTACATCTACTCGGAAATCACCGCGTTCGGGTAACGGCACGAAACAGAACTTGAAGTTGAACCTGTCCAAGATAGTGTGTGCATCGGGATACTCACTGCGGTCGAACATAGTCCCCATACGAAACGCTTGCGCTGATACCAAGCTCGGATAGATTACTGCGAAGTCATTGGCTAACTGGCTCATCTCTCCAGCCTTGGTGTTTAGCCAGTCCTTTACTGGTATGAAGTTACGGATATCACACAGACGCTGACCACCATCATTCCAAGGCAATGTCTTAGCGTAGAACTCCACGCGAGTGTTGGCTACCCACTTCTGTATCTTTTCTAACTGCTCGACGCCTGCGAACAATGACTTGTTGAAACGCCCTGCTTGGTCGTCCGCACCTTTGGCTGTCGTTACCTCTTTAGAAACTTTCTTATCTAGTTTGCGGAAGCTAGGCACACTGATGTTTAGCTCGCATAGTATTGCTTGATTGCTTAAGTTGATTTTGTCCATCTCGTTCTCCTGTTATTTTGTATTAGATAAACTCTTTAGTGAATGATGTAACCCAGTCGCGCATTGCTTGACTACGCATAGCGATGGTCGGCTTGCTCTTGAATATCATGCGCCCTGTTACGGCTTGTATCTCCGCCTCAAGTCTGCACATGTAAGTAGTCGTAGCGTCTGCGTTGTCATTGTCTAGCCCCGATGCTAGGCGAGTAGCTAACAATAACTGACTAGCTAGGCTGTCTGGCACACGCGCTTGGTCGGGTGTCTTATATATAGATGACCGCGTAGGTAGGCTGTCTGCTAGCTCTACTGTTGCCCATAACTCACCAGTAGCAGGTGCGCCTATCGCGCCACATATATGCGCCATTGCTTGCGGTCTAGTTAACTTGCCTGCCTCCATCATGTTGAGTGTGTTACTAGCAAACCAAAAGCTACGATTAGAACAAAACGCGCCTGTGTTGCTATTAGGATTGAACACATACTTATTGGTCTTGCGTTCCTCCTCTGTCATGTCCACATAGCTAGCGCACACCTCGGGGTTCTCACCAATGAAATACAAAAGCGTTCCGTTCATACCTCGCGCAGTCCCGAACTCAACCACATCGTGCGCGGTCGGCTTACTCACATGATTGACATGCACACGATTATTTAACAGTGCTTGGAATGTATCGCCCACACCATCTGTCGTTAGGTTACTGGTAGCAAATACTATAGAACCCTTAGGGATTGGTTTGTCTGACACCGTGCGTTCTAGCAAGAACCTAGTAATCATCGGCTTGGTAACGCCCGACATCTTGCCTATCTCGTCCACCATGTATAGCTGTGGCTTGTCGCTGTCCAAGTGCCAACGCTGATGGTATGCGTTATGTGTTACACCATCTACCACGCTAGGCATGTAGAAGTCGGGGAAGTCAAGCAAGGGTGCGTCTAGATACACGCATTGGTCATCACCCCAACCAAGTTTGGCTAGTATCTCGTGGCGGATTGAACTCTTACCAATTCCCGGCTCGCCTAACAAGATTGTTGTCGTTACATCACCTGTTGCCGCGATGATTGAAGCCGCATCGGCTAGTGTTATTACATTATTGATACCATTCATTTTGTTTCTCCTTTGGTTAAATTAACTTCTACTGTTTCGTCCTCATCTACTTCTACTGCATCAATTTCAAAGTAATTGCCATCTACTATGTCGTCAAGCCCATAAGAATGGTCATTTGCGATTTCCCACGCCTCGTCATCATCGTGCGCTTGGATTTTTACCTTGTAGGTTACTTCCTCTCGCGCATACACATAGTAGGTTTTTAGTCCTACTAACTTATCAACTGCTAACTGCACTGCTTCATCGGTCGTATTTTCCATTGCTATTCCCTTTGCTAAAAAGCTCTTATATAAGAGGATTGATTAAGACCGCACACTGTGCGGTTTCGCCTAATAAAGGCTCGTCAGTTAATCTTATTGTGTTTAGGCTCAAGCGTTATGAAGCGAGTTGGCTATTACACCGCGTCCACCTCTGCTCGTATTCATGCCATGCACATTCCCATTCGGTATGCCACCCGTCAGTCGCACCACTTATCAGATACTTAATACTGGTCGTAACTTTTAACTCTTACTTGTTTTACCGCCTACACAGTAGCGGAACTTTTTTATTACGAGATGTTGAACTACTATTCTCTGCAAAGCGCAGGGTTTCATCGTAGCTTTTGCGTCATGCTTGGGTATATTGCACTTTTCTGTTTCTCGTATGTTCGTGCCAGTATGCGTATCTAACGCATGGTTTGAAATACGCTGACGCTAGAGGCGTTATCAAAAAGCTCTTATATAAGAGGATTTGTTTGCTCTAGCGAAGCGTAAATTGGGGGGCATACTCACCAAATTATTAAAGAACAAGGTCGCCTAAGCGCATCATGTGTATGACAGAATAAAGCCTGCCAATAAGACTGCATACACATGATGGGCAATGCCGTAGCACCACCACCAAAACTACTAAACTACTTAACCACTTCTTTAAAACAACTCCATTGTAGCACACTTTGAAGCGTTTGTCAACCCCCATCGTCCAGCTTCCGCTTTAAAATCAATGACTTAGCGTGATGTGCGTTCCATGTTCCAAATGTTCCCATCTACGGGGTCTATTTTTGGTGTTTTGTTTTTAAACATGTTATGGATATGAGTTGTTTATAAACTCGTTATAGAGAAGTGGTGTGGGGAGAACTCGTAGTAATGTTCCAAATGTTCCAGCAATGTTCCAAAAAAACTTATGCGTAAGTGCTTGAATAATAAGTAATGTTCCAAATGTTCCAAATGTTCCATGTTTTTTGAGAGTGAAAAGTAGATTACTGGCAAAACACACTCCTCGACCAAGTTCCAACACAAAAATGCGCTTATATATCTTTTATAAACTTAATAGTAATATATTGATGGAACATTGCACGCGCTTTTGTCCGTGCCACGCCAGTCCTTGCTTATATCCATGTTCCATGCTACAAAATTGCTTGGAACATTACAAAAACTTGGAACATTGCTTAAAAAATAGGCAACTGTTCGAGAACGCGTAGAACTTTTCGCTTGACTTTTGGAACATTTTTCGTGTCGATTGGCTCTGCGCTTGCGTTATACAGGCTAGTAAGTGTCTACTAACATCGAAAAAGCTCTTATATAAGAGGATTTCGTGCGCCATACGCGCATGCTAAAAACCTAGCCCACAGGAACCAGTGTCGTCGCTCGCCTGCTCGCTCGTTCACTCGGTTACAAAGCAAACCTCGTTCACTCGCTCGCAGGCTCGCTTGCCCCTTTGACACTGGTTCTCGAAAAAAAACCACACCAGAATTAACTGGTGTGGCTTAACCTCTTATGTAAGAGCTATTCCGCTTTCGAAATTTCAATACCCATTGAAGCCATTAGAGCCACAATTTTATTTAGGTTTTTGTCTTTCGTTTCAACCATTAAGGCATACGCGGATTTGATATACTTATTTTTCAATTCCTCGGCCGTAGATTTTTTTGGTGTAATTACTAAATCTTTTAAGCCTTTCAAACTAGGTTGCATAGTGCGAGTGATAGGTTTTAAGCTTGCGCCGTTTTTCTTTAGCATTACATTAGCCTTAACATTGGCATCATTGATTTTTTGCTTTGCCTCTACGCTAGCATTCCAAGCCGTTAGCAATTCACCAGATTTTGCCTTGCGTATGGCTAGCGATAAATCAATGGCTTGGCATGTTGCCGATACATCAGAACGAAGAAAGCGATTAGGGTATTTAGTTTTATCGCGCGTCTCGTTTAGCGTGTTTAAAAAACCTTTCACGCTATCAAATTGCAATGGTTTACCTGCTAGCAATAAATCAGTTAACCCACTATTTAATGCCATGCTATCGGTTGCATTGTTAAAGTAATTGTCTAATGTTAGCACTGACAATGCGCGTGTTGATTTTACAATCTCACCTTTAAAAATACTTTCAATGGTGTATTGCATTGGTTTTTTGCTTTCCGTTTTCATTCTTTCAATAGCATTATTGAATTCAGAAGGTGTTGCATTTGGTTTTAGTTTAGGTGTTGCCATGATATTAATTCCTTTTAGTTAAACCCGTTGCCTTACCGAGTGATTACAATTATACAGTATTTAGTGAGTTTGTCAAGCCTTTTAGCGCCTTCTAGCGCCTTCTAGCGCCTTTTATAGCCCGCCACCGCCAACCCCACTATACCCCGACCCACCCGTTTTTTCTTGGGAGTCCCAGGCATCGCTTGCGCTAAGCCACAGCCAAACGATGTACAATTTTTATAATAATTAGGGGGTGGGGGGTATAAAAAGGTACTTGTCTATAACAAACTATCCATACAGAAACACCCCCCGACACTTTTTAAAAGGGATATAGTAAAAAAAATATATACAAAAATTTTTAGCTATGATTTAATACGCGTGTAATCAACTTGGGCCTCCCATGCAAACATTAAATGAACTGCTCCACTTCGATGATGCAGATGTCGAAGCATATATGCCTACTCTAGAACGGGTAGATGAAGTTGACGTGCACTTTGCGAAAGACATTTCGTACAGGGAAGAGGTCCGCGCACGGGCCAGAAGCACAATAGAGCTCATGCAACACGGCATGCAGGTCACAGAGACGCCGGAAACTGACCGGTTAGCCACAAAAATATTCAATGAGCAAGAACCGTTTACCCCACACAAAGAAAAACCGGATGTAATCCTGCAGCTTGAGGCGTTACTGACCAAGTACGACCATGAGGTGGTGGCAGAGTCGAAGCAAGTTCGTCGGTACGTGATGAATAAGTTGTTGATAGAGTCCGAGGAAGCGGGGAAAGCCAGCGAGCGACTCAAAGCATTGGAGCTGTTAGGTAAGATTGCAGAGGTTGGGATGTTTATTGAGCGCAGTGTGGTGACTATTGAGCACCGGACCACTAAGGAACTTGAGTCCGAGCTAGAACAAACGTTGAAACTCCTCCTGAATCCGGAAACCAACACGTACGAAATGCCTGAGCCGGTAAAAGCCAACATAAAAGACATCGAGATAAACATTTAATGTTCTTGGATGCCGAAAAAGTTGAACAAATCATGGCGAACTTGCATAAGTTGCCGTTAGAGAAGCGGGCACCTACCCTAAAAGTGGTTAAAGAGCTGCAAAAACGGCAGCGACGTGGGGTATCACAGACGAGTTTCCTTGATTTTGTAAAACAAATGTGGCCAGCGTTCATTATGGGGCGACACCACAAGATTATGGCCGAGAAATTCGAGGCAGTTGCCCGTGGGGAGATAAAACGGCTAGCAATATCACTGCCACCACGTCATACGAAGTCAGAATTTGCGTCATACCTGCTTCCGGCGTGGTTCCTTGGCAACTACCCAGACAAAAAGATAATGCAGGCATCACATACGGCAGAGTTAGCAGTGAACTTCGGGCGAAAAGTCCGAAACTTGGTTGACTCGGAGCTATATAAAGAGACGTTCCCTGATGTAACCCTGCAAACGGATAGTAAAGCCGCTGGTCGGTGGGGCACAAACAAGGGGGGTGTATATAATGCGCTCGGTGTGGGTGCTGGTGCGGCTGGTATGGGTGCGGATATATTCATCATCGATGACCCCCACAATGAGCAGGATATCATTAGTGGGAACACAGACGTGTTCGATAAGGCATGGGAATGGTACATGTCCGGTCCACGGCAACGGCTCCAGCCGGGTGGCGGGATAATTGTCGTGCATACCAGATGGTCGAAGAAAGACCTGATAGGGAAATTACTGGACTACGCAGCAAAGAATCCAGACGCGGACCAGTGGGAGTACATCGAGTTTCCGGCAATAATGAACGAGGGGACGGACAAAGAGTCATCGCTATGGCCTGAGTACTGGCCCCTGCCCGAGCTTAAGAAAATACAGAATACGATTGCGCCACACTTGTGGAATGCGCAGTACATGCAGCAGCCCACTGGCCTTGAAGGTGCGTTGATTAAGAAAGACTGGTGGCAGATATGGGAGAAGGAGCAACCGCCGCAATGCGAGTTTGTCATTATGTCGTTGGACGCGGCACAAGAGTCACATAACCGCTCGGACTTTAATGCGCTTACTACGTGGGGGGTGTTCCTCAACGAAGAGACGGATACGTATAACATCATACTGTTAAACTCGGTACAAAAACGGCTGGAGTTTCCAGAACTCAAGAAGATGGTGCTGGAGGAGTATAAGGAGTGGGAGCCCGACGCCTTTATGGTGGAGAAGAAGTCAAACGGGGCTGCACTATATCAAGAGCTGCGTAGGATGGGGGTTCCGGCAGGGGAGTTTACCCCAGGCAAGGGGCAAGATAAGATTAGTCGGGTCAATGCGGTAACGGACTTATTCTCTTCTGGGTTTGTGTGGGCACCTGATAAGCGGTGGGCATACGAGGTAATTGACCAGTGCAGTGACTTTCCAAACGGGGACCACGATGACTTAGTCGACTCCACAACCTTAGCGCTGATAAGATTCAGGCAGGGTGGGTTCATACAACTACCAAGTGATGAGCGGGAAGACCCTAGAGAGTATAGACGTGCGAATACGCTATATAATATATGAGAGACATCGCTCGCAAACGCCAGAAGACTAAGGAATGGACACTAAAAAATCCGAGGCGGGTGTGGGCGGGAGCTGCGGTAAAGAGTGCGAAGCACAGAATTAAGGGTAAAGAAATCCCTTTTAATCTGACGATAGATTATGTTGAAAGTATTTTAACAGATAGATGCCCAATATTTAACACTGAATTTAAGTGGATGGGTAATAAAAAGGCGCGAGATACAAGCCCGGCGTTGGATAGAATTATTCCTTCAAAAGGTTACGTTATTGGGAATGTCGTGGTAATATCATGCAAAGCTAACAACATCAAAAGTGCTTATATGTCAACCGAAATATTTAAAGTAGCGGAATGGCTACAAACTATTGAAACGCAAGGATAAAAAATGGCAAACAATGTAGACAAAAGCGTATATACCGCCCCGCAGGGATTAGAATCATTAGATGATAATGAGCCGGATATCCAGATTGAAGTAGAAGACCCGGAAAGCATGGCGATTACTGCGGGCGGCATGACCATTGTACTGCAGCCAGAACCAGAAGGCCCAGACGACTTTGATGCTAACTTAGCTGAGTTTATGGACGAAAGTGATTTAACCGAGTTGTCAGGTGATTTGCTAGGTGATTATGACGCAGACGAAGCGTCACGCAAAGAGTGGCTGGATACCTATGTTGATGGTATTGAGTTATTAGGAATGAAGATAGAAGACCGTACCGAGCCTTGGCCTGGTGCGTGTAGTGTGTTTCACCCATTGTTAAGTGAGGCATTGGTAAAGTTTCAAGCTGAGACCATGATGGAGACGTTCCCAGCAGCCGGTCCAGTTAAGACGCTTATCATTGGTAAAGAAACTAAAGAGAAAGCAGAAGCAGCAGTTCGTGTTAAAGACGACATGAACTATCAATTAACCGAGGCAATGCCAGAGTATCGCCCAGAACAAGAACGACTTCTATGGGGGCTAGGATTAAGCGGCAATGCCTTTAAGAAGGTGTACTACGACCCATCACTAGAACGCCAAGTTGCGGTCTACGTACCAGCAGAAGATATTGTGGTGCCATACGGCGTATCGTCACTGCAAACAGCATCACGTGTAACGCACATTATGCGTAAGACAGAGAACGAGCTGCGCAAGCTACAAGTGGCAGGGTTCTATCGTGACATTGACTTGGGTGAGCCAACTCACACTATTGAGGAAGTAGAGAAAAAGATTGCGGAGAAGATGGGCTTCAATGCAACGATGGACGACCGCTTTAAAGTACTCGAGATGCATGTGGACTTAGACCTTCCGGGGTACCAAGACGAAGATAAAGAAGGTGAACCTACAGGCATTGCCCTCCCATATGTGGTTACATTGGAACGTGGTACAGGCGAGATTTTGGCAGTTCGACGTAACTGGAACCCTGAAGATAAGACTAAACAGAAGCGTCAACACTTCGTGCACTACGGTTACATACCGGCTTTTGGGTTTTATTGCTTTGGGTTAGTTCATCTAATTGGTGCCGCAGCTAAGTCAGGCACGATGTTGTTACGTCAGTTGGTAGACGCAGGTACGCTATCTAACCTTCCAGGCGGATTCAAATCACGTGGCTTACGTATTAAAGGGGACGACACACCGATTGCTCCAGCGGAGTTCCGTGATGTAGATGTCCCTAGTGGCACAATCCGTGACAATATCTTACCGCTACCATACAAAGAGCCATCACAAGTACTGATGGGGTTGATGAACCAAATCATTCAAGATGGTCGTTCATTTGCTAATGCGGCGGACATACAAGTCTCTGATATGTCAGGTAACTCTCCAGTTGGTACAACACTAGCTATTCTTGAGCGTACATTGAAGGTAATGAGTGCGGTTCAAGCACGTATTCACTACGCGATGAAGCAAGAGTTTAAGTTATTGGCAGGCATTATTCGTGACTATACGCCAGAAGAGTATAGCTACGAGCCAGAAGAAGGTGACCGCAAAGCTAAACAAGCCGATTACGATATGGTAGAGGTGATACCTGTATCAGACCCTAACGCTGCTACGATGAGTCAAAAAGTGGTTCAGTACCAAGCAGTCATGCAGATGGCACAAGCAAACCCGCAAATCTACGACTTACCAGAGCTTAATCGACAAATGCTCGAGGTATTAGGTATTAAGAATATTGGTAAGCTAATTCCGACAACTGATGACCAAAAACCACGTGACCCCGTTACAGAAAATATGGCCATCATTAACGGTAAACCAGTCAAAGCATTTGAGCACCAAGACCACGAGGCGCACATTAAAGTGCACTTAGCGTTCTCACAAGACCCAAAACTAGCCGAACTCATTGGACAAAACCCGAAAGCGCAAAGCATTGTAGCCGCTGGGTATGCTCATTTAAACGAACATATTGCTTTTGCGTATAAACGTCAGCTAGAAGATGAGTTAGGTGTAGAGCTTCCAAAAGAAGATTTACCATTGCCAGAAGAAGCTGAAGCAGAAATTGCCAGATTAACCGCAACTGCAGCACAACAACTACTTCAAAAGAGCCAAGCCGAAGCACAACAAAAACAAGCGGAACAACAAGCACAAGACCCATTGGTGCAAATGCAACAGCAAGAGCTTGCGATTAAGGATAAAGAAGTCAGTATTAAAGATAAGAAAACTGATGCAGATATTCAAGAAGGGATTGAACGACTTAAAGTTGAACGTGAGCGCATCGCTTCTACAGAACGCATTGCAATAATGAACGCGGATGATAAGAAGACTTTACGAGGTGTTGAGTTAGGGTTCGACGCAGTTAAAACTGACAAAGAGCTAAAAGTTAAACAATCTATGGAAGGTGTAAAACTTGGTATGCAAGCGGTTAAAACACAAAAAGAACATGAATTAAAATTACAACCAAAGGAACCTAAAAAATGATAGACGGTACGTTAGGCATCTTATTAAGCCAAATCGAAGAACGTCGCAAAGCAGTTATTGAATCTCTTGGCGATGGTGCAGCCAAGGATTTTGGTGCCTATCAACAAGCTGTCGGTATGGTTCGAGGTCTACTTACCGCACAGTCTTTAATATCAGACCTCGCAAAAAATCTGGAGATGGACGATGAGTAAAGTAAATCTGGCGCAAGCGGTAGATTTGTCGGCGGTGTTAAACCAGCCCGAAGAACCTACACAAGTAGTTACGCAACTACCAGAGCCAAAAGGATATCGCATTTTGTGTGCAGTCCCTGAAGCTGATGATAAGTACGAAAGCGGAATTATTAAAGATAGTTCTACTAAACGTATTGAAGAGAACGGCACAGTAGTATTGTTCGTGCTAAAAATGGGCGACCTTTGCTACAAAGAAGAAGCGAAGTTCCCTACAGGTGCATGGTGTAAAGAAGGTGATTTTGTCCTTACCCGCGCATACGCAGGTACTCGTTTTAAAATCCACGGAAGAGAATTCCGCATAATCAACGATGATACTGTCGAGGGTGTAGTAGACGACCCACGCGGTTATACTCGCGCATAGGAGAAATATATGGCTGCACAACCAGAGTTTGATGATGATTTTGAATTTCCAGATGAAAAGGAAGTTCATATTGTTGGGAAAGATAATGTAAAAGTAACGACAGACGCTGCCGATATTGAAATTGATATCATAGACGACACTCCCGTAAAAGACCGTAATCGGGAACGACTACCAAAAGAAATAGTCGAAGAGTTAGAAAAAGACGACCTGACGGAATATTCTGAAGGCGTTAAAAAACGAATGGCACAACTTACTAAAGTTTACCATGATGAACGGCGCGAAAAAGAAGCGGCAGCAAGGGAACGTGAAGAAGCGGTTAAATTTGCGCAAACTATTGTCGAAGAAAATAAAAGACTAAAATCATCATTAACATCTGGTGAACAAGTTTATATAGAAGTAGCTAAGAAATCTGCGACTAATGAGTTGGATATGGCTAAACGGGATTACCGCGAAGCGTATGACTCAGGCGATACAGATAAGATTATTGATGCGCAACAGCGCATGAATGAAGCACAATATAAACTTACACAAACAAATAATTATCGTTTACAACATAATAATGCTTTACAAGACGAGGATTATCATGTAAATATACAACCTGAACGGCCCCAAGTGTCAAAACCCGACCGGAAAGCTCTTGCTTGGCAAGATAAGAACAGTTGGTTTGGTACAGATGAAGAAATGACTAGCCTCGCTTTGGGGTTGCATGAGAAGCTAGTTAGGGGTGGCGTAGATGCCACTTCAACAGAGTATTACACACGTATCGATAATACGATGCGCAAAAGATTCCCCGAATATTTTGAGGATGACCCGCTGGACGATGATGTACCCGCCCAACGCACTAGACCGTCGAACGTTGTAGCTTCGGCTTCGCGTAGTACCGCGCCAAAAAAAGTACATTTGTCCAAAACTCAATTAGCCTTGGCTAAGAAGTTAGGATTAACGCCTGAACAATATGCACGTGAGACAATTAAATTGGAGAACAGATAATGGTTGATACAAGACAAAACCGCGAAGTAGAAACTCGAGATGTAGCTTTTAAACGGAATGAAGAATGGGCACCGGCAGGTTTATTGCCTGAGTTCACTAAACAACCGGGATGGGCATATCGTTGGGTTCGTACTAGTATGGCTGGTCAAGCTGACGCTATGAACGTTTCTTCAAAAATGCGAGAAGGTTGGGAGCCCGTCAAATTGGCAGACCATCCAGAAATGCAATTATTAACAAATCCAGATTCACGCTACAAAGATTCAGTAGAAGTGGGTGGGTTATTGTTATGTAAAACCCCGGAGGAGTTCGTTGACCAACGCTCTGCTTATTACAATAAGCAAACTCAGGCTCAAACTGATGCAGTGGACAACAGCTTCATGAAAGAGAACGATGCTCGGATGCCTTTATTTAAAGATAAACGCTCGACAACCTCGTTCGGTAAAGGTAAATAATTTAGGAGATTTATATGGCTACTACAGCAGCCCCATACGGTCTACGTCCTATTAACCTAATTGGTGGTCAGCAATTTGCTGGCTCAACACGTCAATTAAAAATCGCTAGCGGTTATGCTGCTAACATTTTTTACGGTGACGTTGTTGCAATTGGTACAGACGGAACTATCGTAAAAGTAACAAACGTAGGTACAAACGCGGATGCATTCCCAGCTGGTACAGTTGGTGTGTTCTTAGGTTGTTCATACACAAGCCCATCATTAGGCTATTT